TGGATAAATCCATTACTTTAATCCTCTGCGTCTTAATTCAGCGTCAATAGCGGATTGGTTTGGCATACTAGCGGGGGCTTGAACATTAGCCTGACCAGCTACAGGTTGTGCGCCTAAATTAGCACCACGCCCCGCAGCAATTCCAATATCTCTTTCGGCTTGCTCACGAGCCGCAGCTTTTTGAGCAATTTGTTCAGGTTTGTCACCCAATACTGGGAAGAATGTGCGATTGTTTCTTTGGACTTCTTGCTCAGTAGCGGCAGCACCCGTTTTAAAGCGCAAATACGCTTCTGACCATTGGTCTTGGGCTTGTTTATATTGTTGTGCCGCAGCAGGTATAACAGGGTTAGTAACACCGCCAGCCAATCGAACTTGAGTTTGGCTTTTAAATGATGTTGGATTAAATCCGTTTGCTTCTAAATTACGAACCACATTACTTGCGCCAACCATTTGGCTTTGAAAAGCAGAAGCTTTACCTTGTGATTCAGTCAAATCCTTGCCACCCGCTTTGTTTGCTTTGTCAAACTCAAACTTTTCACGGTCAAGTTTTAATTGTTCTTGCTGATATGGCGTAATTTGTTGTTTATATTCATTAAATGAGCCTTTAAAACCATTGGCTTTAGCAAATTCATAGTTTTGCATATCAGTCGTAGGTTTAATTGGTTCAGGCAAAGCACGATTAATTAGGGTTGGCAACAATTCCTTACCTGCACCGTAACGGCTTTGTAATGCCAAATCCATTGCGCCTTGAATATTTGGTGCGCCCTGTGTTGTCATAGTTGGCATTGGCACATTACCTGTATATGGCCCTGCCATTTCGGTCTGTACTTGTGGGCCACGCAACTGTTCCATAATTGCTTTTGTTTCTTCTTCTTTGCCTTTGCGTAATTGCTCTGCAAGGTCAAGCATCGCTTTATCGCCTTTTTCTTGTAGGCGTGTACCTGCGTATAGCTGGGCTAAAGGTGCTGCGTATTGAAAGAAACTAGGCGCAACATAACGACCGCTTACCATTTGACCTTGTGGCTGATTCATGCCCTGTTGCATTAACAAGTTAGCCATTTGTTGTTGGCGGTTTAATTGTTGCTGTTGTGCAAACAATTCAGGTGGAATTGCTCCAATTCCTGCGTTTGTAGGTAAAAATCCGTTAGCCATAATTAATCCATACCTGTGGTTGTTGTAGGTACTTGACCCATTCCACCAAACCCATAAACATTACCTGCACCAAAACGATTCATTGCTTGTTGTGCGTTTGCATATGGGTTTGAAGAACCTTTACGCAACATCATAGCCATTATTAATGGGTTCATCCCACCGCTTTGTGGTTTTTGCCCAGCCGCTTGTGCGTAGTTAGATAAACCTTGCAACATTTGTTGTTGCATTGCATTTTGATTGCCCATGTTTTGATACATAGGCTGAATACCCGATACATCTTGCATACGGGTTAAATCTTGCATAGGCATGGCTCTTGGCATCATGGTATTAGTCCGTAATCTACGACTTTATAGCCGTCATCAAGGGTTCGTACTGCGTATGGGTAAACTTGTTCTACTTCGTCAGCCATGACACCTACATGAACGCCATGACCACCATATTCACGGTCTTTAAATTCGTCTTTGTATTCAAAGCTATACAAAGTCAAACCGTTGTTTAATACGCCAACTGGTTTTACATTTTCTTTAGTGCGTGGGTCAGAAAAAGCCGCCATAATGCCTGCTCCACCTAATCCCATTAAACCTGAATTTAGGTTAGCTTGTGCGGCTTGTTGGGCATTAAAGTTAGCTAACTGGTTTTGATAATTACCCATCGTGGCACTTAAATAATCAGGGCCTTGAGTAACTGCTTGTTGGGCAGGGTTTACAAATTGTGGCCCAGTAACTTGTGCGCCACTACGAACCGCATTAAGAGTATTAAGTGGTTCATTGCGCTGGTATGCCAATTCTGCAAAACCTTGTTGACGGGCTTGATTAGCCAAGTTAGCACCAGTAAGCTGATTAGCAAATTGTTGCTGTGCAATAGCGTTATTGGCTTGTTGTTGTGCCACTTGATTGGCATACATTTGCTGAATCTGTTGGTTGTTATAGCCCAACGCAGCCATGCGGTTTGTAAAGTCTTGCTGATTTTGTGATGCGTTAAATTCTTGCCCAGCAATTTGATTAGTATAGTTTTGTTGTGCGGCTTGATTAGATAGTTGTTGACCAGCTAATTGATTTTGGAAACCACTACTTAATGCAGCGTTATTAGCGGCTTGTTGTGCCAACATAGATTGTTGATTTTGTAGCGTTGCACGGTTACCAAGTTCAGTACCAGCCAACTGATTAGCGTAGTTTTGTTGAGCGGCTTGGTTCTGTAACTGTTGTGCCGACAATCCTTGACCAAAGTTTTGAGCAATAGCAGCATTATTAGCTTGCTGTGCAGCCAACTGGTTTTGATAACCTTGTTGACCCATTTGATTATTAAATGCCAACTGAGCCTGACGATTAGCGTAATCTTGCTGTTGGGCTTGGTTGCTAAACCCAAGATTTTGCAACAGATTTTGTTGCTGTTGTGTTGTAGCTTGGTTGCCAAATTGACCTGCCGCCAACTCTTGACCAAACAGATTTTGTTGAATACCTTGTGCTTGCAACTGTGCTTGAATACGAGCATCGTTTTGTTGCATTGCAAGGTCTTGTTTAGCACGGGTATAAGCTTCTGAGCCAATCGGAATACCCTGCGATGCCAACTGAGCATCTAAACGCTCTTGTTGACGCTGTAATTGGGGTTCTAGGCGGTTCATAATTAATCCGCTTGCCCTATCCCAACCGCTCATGCCTACATTTTCACCAAGGGAGCGTTGTAAGTTTTCGGTTGGCCCAGCTTGACGCAAAGCACGAGCAGTTTCTAAAGCACTTAATTGTGGGCCTTGACCTACTCGTTGTGCTTGTTCTCCAGCACTAATTCCACGAGCCTTTTCAGCTTCTCCAACGCCACGAGCCTGACCTTGCAAATTTACGGTACTTAGTTGTGGGGCATTTCCTACGCCACTAGCCTGTTGTGCTTGACCAACCTGCAATGCGGTTGGGGTTTGACCAGCCATACCTAATTGTGGCCCACCGCTAATTTGTTGCATTTGAGCAGGTGTAAGATTAGTCTGCATAGCTGGCAAACTGCTAGTGCTAAATGGATTAGCCATCATGTTTTGCACATAATTTAAGCCAGTTTGCGATAACTGACCTAAACCTTTGCTAGCGGCTACATCATAGTCATAAAGTGCTTGTTGGTCAGGGCTAAAAGACTGTGTGGCACTCCACATGGGGTTGCCGTACTTGTCCTCTCCTGACATGGAATAAACAAGGTTGCCATAGGGCGTATATTGATTAACACGGTTAGCCGCAATATTGGCACGAGCCGCTTCTAAATTACCTGCGGATGTTTCTTGTGCAGCCCCCCTGTAATCAGGGGCGGCAGGTGCGCTTGGCGCAGGCCCTAATCCTAAAAATCCACCACCACCCATACTATTCTCCTCTGTTTAAGGGGCATCGGATGTTCAGAAACCGACACTCCTCTTTACGCATTGCCATAATCACCAAATCCCCGCTCATGTGGGCATCAGGTATTTCAGCGACAACCTTAAAGCCCAAATGTCGGTTTAACTTTAGGGCATCCGTGTTATCAGCACAGATTTGCCCTAGTATAACGCTAAGTCCAAGTTTATTAAAGGGATAGTCAAAGACTGCCCACAAAAAATCTTTACTAGCCCAGTTTTCGCCTACGCTACCTATATGAATTTCACACGCTCTAGGCATGAAATTGGTATAACCAGCGACAGCGACCAAATTACCGTTTTTAATCTGCCCTATACATTGGGTGGTTTCGGGTAGGGGAAAGTTGAGGATTCTGACTAGCCACTCCCCCAAATAGCGTTGATTTTCAGTCGTAACCTGTCGCACTACAAGACACCCCCCCTCTCCATTACATAATCGGTACTAGCCCAATGAAAATCTACGCCTTGCGATGCAACAGAAATGTTAACCGAGCCAGCATAGCCAATTCCGTTGACACCTTGCCAAACCTTAGATGTTTGTAGCCCTGCGCCCCAAACTGAGTTATCCCATGTGCTTGTATTCCAAATACCTACTTGCGCCAAATTAGGGTTAAAACTAATCTGATTGGCTAAATTAACTGTATCAAAGTCGGTTGATATACCGCAAAGCACATTAGGCACAGTATTGTCGGTTTGTAGGATGGGGCGAACCATCGTAAAGCGTTTTAATTGCCCACGGCTATCAAAGTAAGAATAAGCTTGTTGGGCGTTGGCTACGATGTTGCTACCAGCATCCGAGAATCCGTCATAAAACTTGCCAACAAAGCCGTTTGAGCCAAAAAACATCCCATCTACGCCTGAAACTTCCCAGCAATACGCTTGAATATTAATAAATCTGCCCCAAGACTTTGTAATGTTGTGCATGACAAACTGTTCAACACCCTCAGTTACAGGGATATTAAGAATCAGCATATTGTAGGGGGCAAAATAATTGATTTGCCAGCCAAATTGACCTGAATATAGGTCAGCAGCTTGGCTAACTGCAAAGAATATTTTGTCGGTCAGGTTTACACGGGGGTCTAAACGGCTTGATTGTAGGGCGGCTGACATTGGCACTAAGCCATCTTGTGTTAAGAGTAATAAATCACCTGAATATTTAAAGAAACACCGTCTTGCAAAGGTCTGACCCATTTGCCAAACTCCGACCAAAGCCCAAGCGTTAGCGTCATCAGGGTCAGTTCCTTTGTAAACAATGACTTCGCCCATGGAAGTAACAAAAGCACCTAGGTCATCAACCCCATAACCAGCATCTAAAGTCCATGTACCCATGGCTTGTAAATAACCACCACTTCGAGCGATTGAACCAAGCGGAAATTGCTTTGCCGTGCCACTTAAAGCGTTAACTGGCAAATACCAAAAGTCTAGACTATCTTCTTCAACAAAATAAATACGCTCTTGTAAGCTATTTACATGAACAAATTTGTTATTGTTAATGCCAGTTATACCCAATACGGTATAAACAGGTGTACCAGTAGCAGGGCTAGTGGTTGATGCCGTCATTGTGTAGGTAAAGGTGGTGTTACCTGTAACGGTAATCCTAAAAGTACCGTTGTATTCGGGTTCTGTAGCCCCTGAAATAACCACACGGTTATCTGTTATCAATCCATGATTGGTTGTGGTGGTTACGGTAGCGGTTGTGCCTGAACTGGTAATACCTGAAATAGTCGCTGCGGTTGCGGTGGTAGCCATTTTGTACCATGCCGTACCGTCATAAACCATGGTTGGGTCTTGCCCATTAACCGCTACAAGAAAATTACCGCCTGAAGTAGAAAAGCTAATGTGTTGCCAACGGTCATTACCAAACGAACCGTTATACGATAAGGTCGCAGGGTTTGTAGAGCAGTCGTAAAACTTGCCATCTACGGCAGCAAACAACTTTTGCGTTGTAGGACTGCTGTAATTCATTAAAGTTTCAATGGGGTCAAGAATGTTAATTGTATATACACCAACCACAGAAGCGTTGCCACTTGGCACAGAAGTCATGGTGTATGTAAAAGTAGTCGAGCCTGTAACGGTAATTTGATAAATACCGTTGTAATCGCTAGGTGTACAGCCAGTAATTGAGATAAACCGCCCTGTTGTTAAGTTATGGGCAGAAGCGGTTGTAGCGGTAGCCGTCACACCTGAATGGGTAATCGTATTAATCGTGACTACGCCTGTGCTAGTCGTAATTAGGCTATTACGGCTATACCCCCTACGCATGGTTACATCAGTAGGGGTTGGGTAAAAGTTAGTTAATTGAACCGCATCTA